TCTTGCACGAACTGCATGACACCCATCAGTGAGCGAACTGTGGAATCGCGCTTGCTGCTGAACGACGGGCCAACGTCCACGCGTACGTCGTACTTGGCGTTCTGCAAACTGTTGATGGTCGTCACGCTGCCGTCTTTGGCCTGCCCGGGTTGATTAAGCGTTACGCTGCCTTCGCTGCCGTCCTGTTCAAGCGTGCGCATGCTGCGTTCGTCTTCGTCGTACAGTTCGCGCGCCATGCTCAACCAGACTTCCCCACACCTGCGCATGGCTTTGCCCATGTTGTCCATATAAATGAACGACTGCATGTCAATCTTGTTCTGCACAAGCTCAACAGCTTTAGCCGACACGTTGGAGACGATCTGTTCACCGGCATTCTGTGCGCCGGTCACTTCCTGAATGTCCGCGCCGCACAACTGGATAAGCGCAGCCAGCGCAGGCGGCACGTTAGGCGGCTGTACGCGGTCCACCGCGCCCGTCTGCATGATGTTGCCGGTCTGATCCGTGATCGGATTCACAAGCTGATATGGATAGTTTTTCGTGTTGTCTTCGGCCCAGCGCAGTTCGTGGCCCTGCACCTGTTCCGGCGTGAAGATCGGCTTCTCACGCGGCGACATGGCGCTAATGTCCGCCAGTGTGGACACAAGCATGTTGTACAGCCGCTGCACGTCTTTGCCCAAACGGATATGGCCTTGAATCCGTTCGGTGTTATCCACAAAGCCCCGCTTGCCATACACCGGGATAACCGGGATGTTTTCGCCGGCAATGTAGCCGAAGTCTTCAAGAATGCCGCATCCGTCCATCAGGTACTTGTGCACACGGCGCGACTTGACGACGCGTTTGCGCGCGAGAATGTAGCCCTTCTTTTCCCAATCCGCGATTTCCTGCTGCGCTGCATCGCGCGACTCTTTGGTGAAGCCGTCGCGCACCGTCTGTTCGTCGTTCGTCGCTTGCAGCAGCATCGTATAGATCGAACGCGGCTTTTCCTCTACTTCGTAGTATTCAGCCAGATAGATAACGTCTGGCTTGAACCAATCGAATTCCGTTAACTTCTTAACGGCCGCGAACGAGGTCGGCGCTGCCCCGCCTGTGCCAGCGACTGCATACTGTGCGGCGCGTACGTCGCCGTCGCCGTACTTGTCGTTGTAGTCGGCCTTCGTAATGGACGAAATAATCCAGCATTTGTTAGCGTCGCGCTTGTCCTGCCGCTTGGCGTCCACATTAAAGAACACGGACGAGTCAGCATCGTAGATCGGTTCGATACGAATACGTTGCCGGTCGTCCTCGTCGTCCGTTTCGTCTTCGTACGCGTTCACCAAGCGCCACGCGCCGATGCCGCCGCTAACAGCTTCCTCAAAGGCATTGTCGTACGCTTCCTGTGCCGTGCTGGCGTCTTCATCCGAACGGAACAGGCCTGCAACCATGTCCGCCTCTTCGCCGTTTGTGGCGGCGTCTGACGGACGGAACATGACGCTAATGCGGTTGTTGCGGTACTCGCTGAAAATGCGGATCACCGACCCTTGCAGCTTGTTCACTTCAAAGCGCGGCCGGTTCTCAAACTGTGTTTCAAGCGAGCCAGACCATTGCGCGGACGGCACATAACAAAAGCGCCGATCTTCCAGGCACTGAAGCCGCACTTCGCTTTGCGGCGTGTATGCGCGGTCGAACTCACGTTTAGCGCGTTCCCACACCTCGGATTGACGTTCCTCTTTTGTGCGTGCCATGTCTACCGCCGTTGATCGTTAAAGTGTGTAACTGTGGGAATGTTCAGCACGCCAGCCGCTGGGTCTTTCTTCGGCATCACATCGATTGCAAATGTGAGCATCAAACCGTCTGCGCGATCCGGTGAACACTGCATTTCTTTCTTGTATTCTTTCTTGGACTGCATCAGCAGCAGTCCATCTTTGTAGCCGTACTTCATCGCGCACGCCTGCGACTTGAGCTTGTCGTCACGATCTACGGACACAGGCCCAGCTTCGAGCCAATCGCGCATACCGCGCCACGCCTTAGCGCGCAGATTGAAATCTTTGCCGTTGTTCATACGCGCGCCTGTGTGCACGCCGACAGTCACAGCGCCGTACTTCGGATGCCGTTTCAGTGCGTCATAACAGGACACACCGGGGCCATCGAGCTCAATCACAATCGCATCCACACCGTCGTAGTTGTCCGCGAAGTCGGCAACACGGCCTGCAAGGTCAGGACCGTCCAGCTTCGCGCAGTGCAGCGCTGGCGGCGACACACGGCCACGGCGCAAACGTATCACCGACTCATCGTCACCGAAGTGCGCAGCGTCCACACCGATTATCTTCGGACCCAACGCCTGCACATCACCCGGACCAAGCTTGAACGCAGCATCAAACGATTCGCCGTTAATCCATGCGTTGTTCGTGGACGCGTTGTAATCGATGTTGATTTCCTGCGCAACAATCACACTGTCTAGCGTTGCGACTTGTCGGTCATACCAGGCATCATCTTTACGGGGATCGTCGCGCCAATGGAAAGTAAAAACCGGAATGCGGCCCGAATGCCTTTTCCGATAAAACGCATTACCGTTACCGTTCGGCGTAGAAAGATCGATCTTGCAGTTTGAGGTTTGGCTGAGGGCTGCGTCGATTGCGTCGGGTCGCTCATAGAATGCACTCTCGTCTTTCAGATACAGCGATGTACGGTTGCCGCGCCCGATGTTGTCGCCGGCCTCGCCAACAATCACAGCGCCACTGTCTGGATTCTGTATGCGCATGTGGGGCGCGTGCGCCTTCGGTTGATAGCCGCGCGGACGGAACTCTACGGGTAGGAGGTCAATAAACTGACGTACTTTCCAGAACAGACTTTTGGGGTCGCCAAGCTTGTCCACGTATTCTTCTTTGCGGCTCCCGAAGCCCACCACAGTTCCTGCATGAAAAGTCCACATGTGCACAGCAGCAGCAACACACAGCCAGCTAATGCCCATATCGCGCGACTTCTCAACCAAGCCGTCTTCACGGTTGCGCCAACGTTCATAGAGCCAAGTAAAGAACTCTTCCTGCCGCTTGAACAGCAGGAACGGCACGACAGCCGGCAAGCCTATCTCAACGTTCCGGGGATCAAACGTTAAGCCCCAATCCGTAACCCATTGCGCTGGATTGTCGCGATAGAACGTCCAGACCATGCCGAATTCTTCAGGCGACATCGCACGAATTCGAGCAAGCCGGTCTGCGCGCCAGCGATATGCAGTAGCGTAGTCCGGCTTCTTAAAATCGAATTCGTACGGAATCGGCATTACGAATAGTTCGCAGTGAAGTCGCTAGCTTTCCACACGGTTGGCTTGTTGCCCTGCGCGACAAGGTAGTCGCCGACGACCGGCACGTATGCAGCTTTCGCCGTACGTGTGGAGTCCACCGCGATCTGTGAACCATCGGCTAGCACATATTGCAGCACGCCATTCTTGTGCGTGATAGCTGCAATGGTTTGAGCCAACACTGTATTGGCTGCTTTGGGCGTAAAGGTAGTCATGGACATTTTCCGTTTGCTCCGCTGGATTAGCCGAGCATCTTTTTGTACATATCGGCCGCCTGCTCGGGCGTAGCGTCCGCACTGATTTGCTGCGTAGTCATGGTCGTCTTTGCAGACACGTCCACAACGTCTGTGGGAGCGCGCCAACGAACACGCTGTCGTACACCTAGCCAATGCTTCGCGGCGTTCACATCGGGCGCGTAATACTGCGTGAACGGCACGACAACCGGCACGCCCTGAAACTGAAAAATCTTTACTTCTTCGCGCGTGTAGCCGGTCGCGCAACGGTACAAGCTGTGCGCTACTTCCGCGTCCGCCATGTCCCGACCTTCAATGATCGAGCGGTTGAACAGCGGGTGTTCAGCGCGCCACGCCGCGAGCGTCTGCACAGCGATATCGAACAGTTCGCAAAGCTGCACGTCAGTCGCGCCAAGCAGGCAATACTTGAACGCAAGCTCGGGATACACGTGCGGCTTGTACGGCGTCCCAAATAGCTGCACAGCTTCCTGTGCGCTATCCGGTTCGTTTGCGGGTTCAGCATCGCCGCCAGCGAACGGATTGAAGTAGCCCATTACTTACCCTTCTTCTTACCCTTGTCGAGAATCTTGTCAGCCTTAGCGTCAATCTTTGCCTTGGCGGACGGCGACAGTTTGCCTTTGGCTTCCATCTGACTCGCGCGGGCCTTCGCATTACCTGCATGCGCACGATCCGGCATCGGGTACGCTTTCTTACCCGGTTCACCGAAGTCCGACTTAGGTAGCTTATTGCGTGCTTTGGTTGTCAGGTCGCCCATAATACGCTCCGCGCGTGTAAGATTCGCACATTGTAGCGCGTAATTGACAGACGGAGAAATTTATGAAGTTACTGAAACGCTGGCTATTGAACTAGCTGCTGTGGGATGACGAAGGCTTGAACGTCCTGACTGGCGGCGCACAGAACGAAACCGTGTCGGAGCGCGCAGCAAAGGCGCGTAACGTCGGTATCCGCTGGGGCCGCGTACTGTGCAAGTGGCTTGACGCCATTCAGCCAGGCCACTGCGACAACGCGCTTACATCGACGATCGGCGAAGACGCGATACTGAAAGACCCGCAATAAACAAAAAGCCCCGACAATCTGCGGCGCCGTTAGGCTTGACGATTGTCGGGGCAAACCGAACCGGGGGATTCGGGGACCGTAAGACTTTAGTCTAGCACGCCTGTCGCTGAACGGTGTTAGCTTCCATGATCCGGTTCAGTACCTCATCGCGAAGATTGCCGGCGAGGTGCTGAAACAACATCAGCGCCAGTTCATCAGCGGGCACATGCCGCGCGCACGGCGGTTCAGTTGACACCGACCATCCGTCAAGATGGATTGCGCCGTCCTGCTCGAAACGCATTGTTCCGTACGTATGGATTTCCGTGATTCTCATAGCAGCCCGTCCATGTAAGCCCTGATCGTAGCATATGCCTGCATCCATCCGCGACACACGACGTAAGCGTAGCCCTGTTCAGTCACAGCCGCACCGAACGCTTTCTGTTCGTCCGACTCAACGCCGATAATTGTCTTCATTCCAACGAACAGGCCGGCGTATGTCCAAGCGTACTCATTACCACGTTGGCGCGGCACGGCAACGAAGATATCCGACACGCCGCGCTTGACACCTTCGGCTTTCATCTGCGCGCCATTTAGCTGCGCCTCGCGCTTGTTACTGCCGCGCGATCCGCCGTTAGGCACCGCAAACATGAGCCGGTCAAGCTGCGGATACTGCGCGCGCATTTCAGGCGTGGCAAACGCCGCGAACAGCGCGCTTTGGTGGCCATGCTCAGTGCCGGATGCGGCAAGTTCCTGTGGAGTTAGCGCGGCCATCAGCGTCGCGCCGCCATACACAAGTCATACAGCGTCCACATAGCGCGCCCTATCTCTGCGTCAGCAGGCGGCACGCCAAGCAGCACGCGCGGATACGGCTTCTCGACTACAACAGGGCGCGCATGTCGTCGCAGAATGCCTTTCTCAATCAGAACAGTTTCGTGCGTAACGAAGTCGCATGCACGGAAGTATTCGAACTCCGTGCTTCCGCCGTGCTGGCTCTGACCGCCGATCCGTGCACGTGCAAGCAGCGCGTTATCGGTTGCCGTCATGCGTCGCGCAAGCCGGTTCACGTACGAAATAGCCAGGCCTGTACGCGCTTCGATTTCAGCGGCGCGCAGCCGCTCCCCCTCTTTGAACACACTATATATCACAGCCATGCTGGCGGCAGCGCCCATGATTTAGTCCCCCGTTTTGTTAGCCAGTGCCGTCATGACCATGGCCATAACTGACACACCAGCAAGAAAGCCGATAAGCAACAGCCAGATAGTGCGTGCGTCCATGTTATCCCCACACAACATCACCGTACGCCGCGCTCTGTACAACGTTGCCGTTAGCGTACCAGTTGAAATGATTCGCAAAGAACACAAGGCTGTACTCGATCAGCCGCATCCTTTGCACCCGTATGCCGTAGTCGGAATAGAAAGCCATGACTAGCTCCCGATCCGCTTAACAATCTTCAGCATCACAAACAGCGCCACACCAACAATCACGATATGCATTTCATCCCCCGTACGTTGATCCTACGGTATGTAGAATAGTACAGGAATAAACTGTTAGCAAGCGCACATACAAATAAATTGCACAGTGCTAGCGACTGCGCCAAATGAACGTCGTGCGCGAGCTTCCGCAATAAGCTTCCATTTCCTGCTTAAGCATCTGCAGTGCGCGTCCAAACGTTTCCGTTGTGTAGCATGTCTTGCTCGCTAACCGCGTACGCTCACGCGTGATTGAGTCGTACGCCGTACACCGAAGAACGAGCATCCGGTATTCGATCGTATAGCGCGCCCACATGAAAACAACCCTATGTGCTTTGCTCACAATAATCTCCATGTCCCCACACAAGCGATGAACGCGCCCCATAGCATCAGCACGAACAGCGCCCCAATCATTGCTCCGTCACACGGCCCTACAAGCATTTGCAGCGCCGCGCCCAGCGTCAGCCCTATCCCGCACCCTAACAGCGCCATAGCGCGCAGTTTGACACGCGCACGGCGGCAACGCAGAACAGCGCAACATTCGGATAGTAACGAACGGCCGGCTCTCATGTTCGCAGTTCCGGATACGTGACAGGCGAACACAACGGATGCGTTTGATTGCGCAGAACGTGTTGTCGCCAGAACCTATACGACTGATCCATTGACAGGCCGTACGCATGGATACCTAAGCCGTGCACGTACCATTGATAGCCGCTCAGCAGCCGCGCCCTGGGCTTCACAGTTTGCATAATAGACACTCCGTCTAAAAGATACTTACAAGTCCACACAGTTTAAACTGATTACACACTCATTTATTGCGCAGTTGCAGGCAGTACGGACAGCAGCAATCCAGCGGATGCCCGGTTTGTGCGTTCACACCGTCAACCGCTTTTCCCCACAGTTGCACAAACTCTTCGTACGTCTGATCGAAACTGTGGAACTCCGAACCATCAAACACTTTCGCACGCCCGTCTGCGTCCGACGCACCTTTTACGTGATCCGCATGCAATGTTACACGCGCACCGTCAACAGTTACTTCAAACAGTTTGCTCATACATTTCTCCTTAAATAACGTGTCAACTACGAGGTCTAGTGTCAAACACACGTGTTACATTTTGCACTGGTGCGGAGTAAAAAGCGTACTCCTTAGCAGGAGATACGCATTTTTACACCTCTATGCACGTGTAAAATAAAATACCTTACACGTACACACACCTTTTTACACCTTACACGACGTTACACCGACTAACCTGTAAGGGGCGTTTCGTGCTCTTTTGTATCAATCTGTACGGACTGTGCAGTGTAGAAAAGCTGTGGCAACGCTCCTAACTGTTGTATGAAATCGTCCGCTAATAGCCGCTCAATAAGATTCTGTACGTCCCGCGCTTTCACCTCTTTCCGCTGCTGTTTCAGTTTCTGTGTTACTGCAATCTCTATGTCCTGCCAGTGCGCTGCCGCCTGTCCATCCTGTGCACCGTCAACGTGATGCACAGGTTTCGCCGCAATAGCGTCACAGATTGCGCGATACGCGAGTTTCTGTGCAGCACCTTTCGGTGTGGCGACTGCGCGTTTCTTTGGCGTACGGACTGGCTGCGAGTTGCCGAACCCTTCCGCGCGGGTCACGCATGACGTTATGGGTCTGCCGTGGTCGTCTTCGCCAAGCGGCAACACAAGCAGGTCAAAGTTCACAATACGACCGTCTTCGCCGTCTTTGCTCTTAGCGATGTTCCACGAATGTTGCTTGCTTTCGATGTTGCCGTCTTCATCCAGCTTCACAATCTTGTTCACTTCAATAGCTGCATCAAGCGCCGCGTACAGCGAACTGTGCCCGCGCAGCCCTTTACCCTCCGTCTTACCCGTGTGGTGAACAAGCAGCACAACGCCGCCGACTGCACGCTGTAACCGCGTTGCGTTGGCAATCAGCGCGCCCATGTCCTGCGAGCTGTTTTCGTCGGCGCCCGGCGCAGCACGCGCCAGCGTATCAATGATTGTCAGCCCCTGCGTGCGGCCTTTGGCTACCAGCACTTCCGCAAGCGCGTCAACGTCGGCCGTGTTAGCTATCATGTCGAACGCGCAATCAATGAAGCCAAGCTTGTTTACCACGCGGCGGTGATTGTGGCGCTCCCACGCGTCCACACGTTTGGCCAGTCCGCGCGAACCTTCAAGCGCGAGGTACGTAACGGGCGCGGCGTTGTCAATATCATGCCCGAACCATTGCTGATCGCCGGCCGCCACCGCTATTGCTAGGTCAATCGCGAGGAACGTTTTGCCGGATCCGGACGCGCCATATAGTGCCGTCACGCCTTCTGCCGGCAATACGTTGTGAACAAGCCACGTGAGCGGCGGTTGTGCAAGCAGTTCGTCACGCTGCATGATGTGAAACTTTTCGTTCGCGCGTTCTGTCTGCT